CTATTACTCCATATTTCTATGTTAATAGTTAAAAATACAAAAGCTAAAACATATTCATCTGGTATATATCCACCATTAATTTGCTTATATCCTTTAGATATGTAAAAATGAATGCTCGGCGTTATAGCTATATTTCTTTTAGTATTAAATATTTTAATTCCTATTTTCATATTATTTGTATTGGTTTTTTAAATATTCATTCATAGCGTTACGATTAGCTTCTTTATCCGTATCTGTTGACATTCGGTTGCTATCTCCGTAAGACTTATTTTGAGCGTGTTGCTCTTCCATAAAATTAACAAACTCATCATGTCTTTGTTGGCGATATACTTCAAACATTTCAAAGAATGTAGGCATATCCATCCTATCATAGACTTTTCCGTATTTATATTTAACCATTCCGTCTAAGAACAATAAAACATCTTGAATAGCTAATTGATCTGCTTCAGCCTCTTCAATGATTGAGTAAGATAATTGCATAATTTGCTCTGCATTCATTCCAACCCTTAAATTGAAGTTATTCAAAGCCTTAGTTATTGCTATTGATAGTATGCCAGATATTTTTTCGTTCCCATAAATCTTAGTTAAAGCTGGTAGCCTTTCGCTTACTGGAACTAACTGAATTACTTTTACTGGCAAAACTTCGCCTTTGTCTTTAAACCTGCAAAGTTCGTTAAAAACACCTCCGTTATCTCCTTTCGCTAAAGAATTTAGAATGTGCTTCGTGTAACTGTTCAATGGTAACTTTTGGGCTAACCCTTGATTGACTTGTTGTATTTCTTGTAATGATTTCATCGTTAAAGCATTTTTGGTTTAGATATGTACTTGGGTGTTTTCTATATGTTTTATCTGGTGTTGATTGCACATAGGCTTGAACGGATTGTAAAGCTAAATCTTTTTCTTGTTCATTTAGCTTATTCCATAAACTTTGTGCTTTTTTCTTTGATATTTTATAATCGTATAATTCCCACCATTCTTCAAATTTTGGGTCAAGTATTTCAATTTTAGTTTTAGTTCTATTTATAGTTATAGTTTCATTTTCAGTTTCAGTTTCCATATGCTTAGCATATGCTTTGCTAGTGCTTTCATTTTTAGGTGATTTAGCATTATTTCGCCTTGATTCTGAGAATTTTTGCCTTCTAATAGTCTCGTTGTACATTCTTTCATTATAAAATGCACCATCTTCATTTTTAAATTTGCTCCAAATGTCAACATCATATGCTCTGCATATGCTTAGCATATCCTTTTCAGTTAATTTTCCTTTTTGATGTTGTAAACAAAGTAAACGGATATACATTCCGACTTGTTCGTTAGACATTGTAAAAGTGCCACTTAAAAAATCAGAAGTGTAAAATAGCACCGCTGGGTCTTTACTCATAAAATAAAAAAGGTCCGCAGCGTTCCCCCCAGTAGGATTAGGGGTTCAGCGTTGGACCAATAAGTTTAATAATGGATATCCTACATCCGTTACAAATATACTATACTAACCTATATTTAGCAAATTGTTTCTTCTTATTATATTCAATTTCAGTCATAATTTTTAATCCTTCGTTTTTTAGCTTGTAAATAACGGCTGCAAGTCTTAGGCAGCCAAATTTATTTAATGCTTGAATAGGAGTAATTGACTTTCTGTTTAATAAGTGTTTTTTGATTTGTTCTTTTTGAGTTTTCATAGTTGTTAAAGTTTTGTTAATGTTTAGAATGGTAAACTTTCTGGGTTTTCTTCTTCTTGTTTATTAATGTTGTTGTACTCTTTTTTAGCATCAAACTTGTACTCCTTACCTCTACCGCAATATTCCTTTTTAGCTTTTTCTGCTCTTTGCTCTTGCGTTTGATTGTTCCAGACTGTTAGATTGTTCCCTTTATCGTCTGGTTCTCTTAGGTAATCAACGGCTATGTTAGCATAATGCTTAACTCCGTGTTTAGTTTGTACTGGCTTCCATTTAATGTCTTCCATGCATACATTTAATACTTTCATTTTTATTTATTTAGGGTTATTGAATAAGTTCTTTTGTAAGATTTTAAAGGAATTTGACCTCTTTCGTATTTTTTGCCATTTTCCTCAATCTCTTTTTGTTTCTCTTTTAAGACATCAATTTGAGCCTGCAATTCAGCCCATTCTGGACTATATGCAGCGTAATCGTATGTTTGACTATCCTTTAGGCTTAAAGACGCTCCTAAATGGTCGTATTTACCTTTAGGGCATTTATCTAAGAAGTCAATTACATGGTCCTCAACTTTAGATCGTAAAGACTTAGCAAAAGTTTCTATTGCAGCCATTTTAACTGCTACATCTTCGGCTTTCATTGTGCCTTCAGCTAATTCGTTGGCTACATTTGTTGCGTAGTTTTCAATGTCGGTTTTTGTGGGTGCGACTTCCCAAATCATTAGATTGTTCATAGTTTTAAAATTGGTTTATTCTTATTATTATAATGTTGTGGTTTACTAATCTTTCAAAGACTTTCCCATGCACAAATGTTTCTTCTTTTGCCATATTTTTATAATTACCTATAATTATATCTTCTACTGCTGGAACAAATCCTTTGCCATCATAATCCAAAATACCAGTTAATTTGTTATCGTTTTTCCATATTTCTAAATATACTATCATTATAGATTCTTTTTAGCGTTAGTAAATAATTCGTTTAACTGGTTCTCTTGGATCATAGTAATATTTAATTCGTAAAGTTGCTTTAATTCCGTCAAACTTTCACAAAAATCAATAGCTACTACTAAATTGTCCTGCGTTTCGTGCTTCTTTATATAAGGAGCTTGTTCTTTGCTAAAATCCATTTCCTCTGCTGGAGTTGCTTCAAATCCTGCTGCTTTCATTAACCAACCTAATAAAAGTCTATAAGCCTTTCCTTCGGCTCTGGTTTGTGCCATTGAGCAAATAGCATACTCGTCAAAGGTTCTTTTAGTTCGTTCTTTGTTGGAGCAAATAGCGTGTCCGATTGAAACTACTTGACCAGTTGCAATATTTCGTACCTCGCAAGTTGCCCAGTATTTAACCTCGTTTTCTTTGCTTATGTCTTTTACTTCGGTAATAATTGGGATTAGTCCAATTGCCGCTCCAGCGTAACCCCAGCCTTCAACATTTACAAATTGTTTCCCTTGAATGTTAGTGCTTAGTTTTTTCTCTTTGATTAGACTTGCCAACTCGTTTGATAGGCTCAAAAGACTATCTTTGTTGATAAGTTCGTAAGTCGGTTTGACTTGTTGTAATTCTTGCATAGTTTGTGTTTTAGGTTATTTGATAATTAAAATTAGGACTTTTTTGTGAATAATCAAATAAATCTTTGAATTTTTATAAAATCTTCTTTGAAGTCCGTTTCATAGTGTAAAGCCATAATATCATTAATAGTCTGTAAAGCGTGGATTACTGTTGTGTGGTCCCTTCCGAACATATCGCCAATGGTATTTAGCGTAAAGTCCGTTTGTTGCCTAATAAAGTACATCGCAATCCATCTGGCTTTTACAAGTTCTTGCTTACGGCATTTGCCTCTTATGTCATCATTAGACATACCATAAAAAGCCGCTACTTTAGCTATTATCTGGTCCGCTTTCTCTATTTGTTGTTTTAATCCCGATTTTTCCTTCATTATCGGATGGGTTAAGTAACTCATTTAATTTCTGTTTTGTTTCTTTAATTTGTTTTCTAAGTAATTCGTTTTCTAATTCCAAGATTTGCACCATCTTGATATAATATGCTTTGTTGTCTATGTAACTCATAATTTTGTTATTTCTTGTTTAACTTGCTCCCACCAATTTGATGCAATACAATTCTCATTTTCATCAAAATTAATTGGGTTAGATTTTATTATTTCATCTACTGCTAAATGTGCAGCCAATTTATGAAAATTACTATGGTCTAAATATTTTAATTGATAAAATTGATTTTTAGACAATTCAAGATATTTTTTGCATAGTTCTTCAGCCTTTTCTTTTGGTGTCATAATTAAAAGTGTAAAAGGTTAATTGGCAGCATAAAATCCTCTGTGATTTCGTACAAATCCAATATTAAAAAATGATATGATTTTAAAATACGCTTTTGAACTTGGTTCATTCTGGCAATTTTAATAAGGATGTCTTCCTCTCGTTGCATTAAGCGAATTGGATCATCCATTGTGCCTCTTCGCCAAGTTGCTAAATCTTTTTCAAATAGCGTTTGTCTGGCTTGTGCAGACTTTAACATTTCTAATAAACAAGCGGCTCTTTTGTGTAGTTTTAGTTGTTTCCCTTGATAGATTAATTGCATAGTTTTAGGTTTAGTCGTTAGAAATATATTTCATAAAATAATACATATCCCCAGTTACATTTTCGTATGATTTGCCACTATTGAAAGCAGTTTCAATGTCCTTCCTTTCGTCAGTCAGCATTGAGTAAACTTTTAATGTAATAGTTTTAATTGCTAATAGACTTTGTAAATCGCTTTCTTTAGAAGCCATATCTTCCAGAAAGCAAATCAATTCTTTTAATTGTGTTTTTTCCATAGTTTAAAGGTTTTCTACTAATGCGGTTAATACTAAGCCAATCATAAAAATAATGAAGGCATAAATAGGTTTGATTGAGTCTTTTTCGTACTGATTCATTGTTTAAGGTTTTAAAGTGATAATAATTGAGTTTGACATTGTAGAAAATGTAATGCTTTCTACTGTGAACATAATGCGATTTACTCCTTTGCCAAAGTTTGCAATAATACTATCGCCTACTCTTGGAATGTGTGGAGCGTCTAAAATTTGTTGATAGTCAATCCCGTCTTGGGCATAATAGATTGTCGTTTGCCAATTCATAATTAAGGTTTTTGTTTATGAAGTAAAGATATATCCACATAGCTTATCCACCAAATTTATTCACAATTATTTTTACTAATTAAGGAAATTTTAACATTTGAACCGATTATCTGCATTATTTTGCTCATTTTGCTAATGATTTTAGTAAACTTATAGGTTTACATTGTCCAGTTTATCAATCAAAAAACTGGACTTTATCAATCAATGATATAGAATTGTATATCAAAAAAAGGCTTTTTTGAACGGTAAATTATACCCTATTGGTTATTAAATATGCGTAACTATCCGTATTTATACGCTTTAGGGTATAAAAAAACCCAGTAGAAACTGGGTTCGCTTTAAAACCTTAATCTAAACTATGCAATATGAATAAGCAAATATAAATAAAAACTCCCAGCTTTTTACACTGGGAGAAACCTGAACTATGAAAAAACAACACTACAAAGATAATACTTCTATTTTGAGCCGTCTTGAAGCAGGTCTTTGTCGTGGTTGTCCACTCTTCTATACCCCTCTTTCCATAGTATTTTGGTTAAGGCAACGCTTTTACGCACTATCTCTTCCTCGCTATCTTCTGGGTTAAGTAAGTGCATTACTTCATGTATTACTATTTCTAAATGCTTTTTCCCCTTTAATCTTGAATCAATAAGAACCTCGCCATCACTACAAGCGATGCCGTGAGCCTTTTCTTTGCCCAGTTTCTTATATATAATCCTAATTCTCATCTTTTAGTTCAATCAAATCTAATCTGTCAATTTCTTTAGGAGTGTACTTTAATCCACCTCTAACCTTTGCCAACGCTTTTTTAATTTCGTTTTCTAAATCGTAAACCTCGTTTAGTTTGGTAACTAAAATGCTTTCTTGCTCAAATAGTGTCATTTTGCCAAAATTTCTTGGTAACTTCATTTAATTTATTTTTTATGTTTTCTTCCCAAATTTGCTTTTGATATTCTTTCTTTATGTATATCAGATAATTTATGTCCTTTGGTATATTCATTTCCTAACATTCTTTGCCTCATTTTTTCTTTTGTTTCATTTGTTAATTTTCTTCCTTTTAATTTTTCGGATATTCTTTTTTTTACTTCTTCACTTAATTTTGTGCCTCTTTTTGCATTAGCAGTTTTTTCTATAGATTCTTTTGTTCTTTTAACTCCAAATGCACCTTGACCGCCAATAGCAAAATTGGCTAAAATTCCATTATCTATAATCCTTTTATATAAATTTATAAATTCTACTTCTTTTATACAAGCCTCATCCCAAGTTAAATTATCTAAAACTATTTCAATTTCATATTCTGAACGAGATGTAATTGACTTCCATATTTTATTTCTTGAATGCCAATCTTTTGCTCTTTTATAGTTTTTATCACTACCAATCCCTATATAAAAAGGCTCGTTTTTGTCAAGTCTTATATGTCTATATAGATACGCCATTTCTAATAATTAATAATTTTTTTAAATATATAGCACAATCAAGAGCCTCTTCGTATGCGTGGTTAAGCCACATATCTTGTGTTAAATCAGTTCTATCCATAGTTGTACCATAGGTTTCAACTCCTTTGAGTTCTCTTGCTTTGATGTCGTTTATTACTTGTTCGGTTACTTGGCTCATTAAAATACTTTGTTTTTTATTATTCGTTTGTTGTGTACTCTAAACTCTCCGCTCTTATCTTTCTCTAATATTGCAAATCCTTGATTGTACTGGTCCACATGCTTACAATATTCAACATTTGGATGCATTAGATGCCCAGTTGTCCAACAAGTAAATATTTCTCCGTCAAACTGATTTTTTGTTGTGTATTCGCTTGTTCTGTGTACATGTGATGCTATTGCTGACTGCTTTACTCTATCGTATAAAGTCTTTGCAGGACTTACTCCAGAACCTCGTCTAAATGTAGTATCTCCGTGTATTATTGGTAAGTGTCCGAATTTTACATGGTCTAAATTCTTTAACGGCTTAATGTTAAAAGTATTTAATTGTAAAATATCTTCTATTTCAAATAATTGCAAACTCAATAATTCTGGTGCTTTTGTTCGCATATATCGTTCGTAACGGAACTCATGGTTTGCATCTAAGTTGTAATAGATTGTAATATTAGGGAATGACTTTCTTATATAAGCTAACATTTCAATTATAGCTTCGTGTTCCTCGTCAAACTTTCTTACTCTTGGATCTTTTTGAAAATCGCTTAACTGGTAAAAGTCAACTAAATCCCCATTGATAAAAAGTGTGTCAATTCCTTCTTTTGTTAAGTAATCAAATGTAATATCTATTGCTTTTGGATCGTGAAAAGGAACTTGTAAATCACTAATAAAACCCATTTTCTTTATTCCGATTGGTAGTGTAAATACTACCTTCTCCTCAACCCAAGTTGGAGGTTGAACAAAGTTTGATGAATGTCTGGTAAATTCATCTTGAAACTCCTTATTACTTAATGATTTTCTTTTTTTATCTCCTATCTTGCCTCTGTAATATCTAATTACAGTTCTTATAGACTCAATGCTTTCAAAGTGATTTTTGTTCTCTTTGTAAATAAGAGAAGCTAAGGTATGCGATGGCATCCATTGCGGATATTTAGCCAAATAGTCTAAAACTATTTGACCAGTCATTGTTCTTTTCCCAGCCATTATTTTCGGTTTTTTGGTTATGCCATACTTTCACGAATCAAATCCGCTTCAGCTTCTCTCCTAATTACCAACCCATCCAATCCCTTATTTTCCCACAATCTCTTACTCTTTTCAATTTGTTCTGCTATCCCTTCGTAATCTTGTTTAGCCACTAATTCAACGATTGCTTTCATTTCCTTTCTGCTTTCTCCGTCTAACTTAGCACCTCTGTTATATACCATAGAAACTAACGCACCTCTTGTGTCTTCGTTTAAAGTATCTAACTCTGGGTAAATCTTCTTAGTCATTGCGTAATACTTAGGTATTGACTTCTTAACGAAAACATCATAAGCCATATTGTACGGAATCACAACATTTAACACTTCACCTCTTAACATTGTCTTAACTATTTTGCCTTTAACTCCGCAGAATCTTTTTAGAGCGTTTAAGAAGTTTAGGTTTAAACCTTGCCAATCGCTAAAAAACTGCTTATCTGTTACATAACCCAAATCGTAGCCAATCCCAATCGTGCAGCCAGAATCACCACCTGCCCAAATTGGCTTTTGGTAGCGTTTTTCATACACCGCACGACCGCCTATTTCGTGCTGAATAATAAGGTCAATTGAACGCTTGGAAATCATCTTTTATAACAAATGTTTAGCAAAGATACTTACTAACACAATCCAAAGTACAACACCAAATGCAAATGCTTGTTTTTCGTTTTTATACATAGTTACTTATTTGAGAATTTATCAATAGTAGTAGAACCCATTGCAGCAACGCAAATAGCCATTACTGCGTTTACAATATTGTCCGAAAGTGCAATACCCTTAATCGCGTTAAGCAAAAGTGTTACACATAAAAAGAACGCACTCAACAAGGCGATAACTCGCTTTGTAGATATACTTCCTCGCTCGTCTGATAGTAAGTTGGCTATCCATTTTGACATATTAGAATTTTTTATAAAAACCTAAACTATATTGATTTGTTGTTGCGTTTAGCAAAAATAAGCCTTTTTTAGGGGTATAATACCCTAAGCCAATTCCTAACCCTAATTTATTGTCAAATGCCCTTAAATCGGTTAAAAAGCCTAAATAAATAGCATTCTTATCCTTTTTAGTTATAGTAGTAGTATTGTAAATCGTTTTATAGGCAATTTCAGCCTTAAATTCCCTATTTAGAATTTTGTTCTGGGAAATAGAATCTTGAATGTAAAACTTGCTTGAATCTTGGGTAATTGTGTCCTTATAAACCCTTGTAGCGTAGTAGTCGCTTAAAACTTGTATTGTGTCGTGGATAGTATCTTCTAAAACTCGGTAAATCTCAAATGGAATGTCGTTCCCTTGTCTAACCTTTACTATGGTGTCTTTACTATAAACAGTATCAACCTTTGTAACTATAACTGGTTCTTGCCCTATGTATTTTGACTTGTCAAAGATAAAAAATATCAGTACTGCTATTAGCAAAGTAATAACTACTGACTTCATTACTTTTTCTTTTTAAGTTGCTTATGTAAAGCCACTACACCAGTCGCAATACCAACCAATCCTGCCGTAATTTGCACTAATGGTACAAAGTTCCCAATACTAATTAAAGCCCCAGAAACGCTTAATATTACACTCAAAATCGGTTGGTTTGTGTCGTGGTGATTCATCTTAATCTTCTTTTACTTCTTCTTTAGTTTGTTCCGCTTGTAATTGACCAAAGAATTGAATCAATGGTAATCCGTAGGCTGTCGGTATCGTATTTATAAACTTTACTAACTCTTCTAATTGTTCTTTTGTGATTTTTACTTCGTTCATATATGTTTTTTTACAAATTTAAGGAAATTGTTAAATAGTTGGGTTATTAAAAGGTAAAGGCAAAACAATAATAGGAGGATTGATAATGTTTTCAATTTGATTTGCTAAACCTAAATCAATTGAAGCAACATCTAAACCAGCATCTAACCAGCCACAAACTTGCTCATAAGTTAAGTCTGGGTAAGCCGTAAAGTCTGTTGCACTTGGAGTAGCACAATTCATTGTTCCATAAGAAGAAACTAAAATAGGTTCTCCGCCTACATATTGTTCAGCTTCTCTTGTCCAATGCACAGTTACTACTACATCAGTTAAACCATCTTCAGTTGGCTTAGTGTCCATTTGGTTTATAATCCATTTGTAAGTTATCATTTTATTTAATTTTTAATTCGTCTATTTCTGCTTTTAATTCTTGAATTGCTTTTATTAATATTGGTACTAAATCTGTGTATCTTAATGATAATGTACCTATCTCATCTTCTAATACATCTACTGCTTCTGGAAAAACTTTTTGTACATCTTGAGCAATTATAAATGAACGACTTACTCCTTCTTTGTCTGTTTTATATCTTCCAGTAACTGCCCTAATGCTTAATAATTTATTTATAGCATTATCTATTGTTACTAAATCAGTTTTTAATCTTTCATCAGAAAAAGAACCCCAAGAAGTAGCATTATTTGTTAGTTGTACTCCGTTTGTGCTTCCTGCTTGCCATACTCTAAGTGTTGAAGTATTTCTGTCTACATACATACCACCACCTACTACTCCTGGACATTCTAAATACACACCTGGATTAGAACCTGAAGTGTTATTAGCAACAATAGAAAGTTGTGCATATGTAGCACCATTTACAGGTCTAAGAGTTAAAGCAGCATTTCCAGTATCTCCAGTTCCTCCAATGATAACATTACCAGTGCTATTAATACGCATTCTTTCGGTACCGCCTAATGTAGAAAACATAACACCAGAATAACCAGATAATTCAACTCCATCTAAACCAGTGTTATACCTTAAATATTGATTTGTATCTGCACCAATTGCTAATTTATTTGTAGTATGATAAGTTCCTAAATAAATATCTCCAGCAACTTGCAAAGCACCAGCTGGACTACTTGTACCAATTCCTACATTACCAGTGGAGGTAATAGCTAATCTTTCAACATTATTAGTTCCTAAATAAAGAGTATTAGTACCACCATTTGCAAATATTTTAGAACCTCCGCCCCCTGCGGCATTCATATAAAACAAACTTGTATAAGCACCTGCACTTCCTGTAATATTTAAAGTTGGATTTCCACTTCCTCCTAATGTAACATCTCCACTAAATCTACCAGTACCAGTAACATCTAATTTATAAGTATCGTTTGTGTTGCCAATAGAAAAGTTTCCGCTTGCGTTTAATCTCATCCACTCGCTACTATTAGCCTCAAACTGCATATATTGTCCGCTATTGTTATAGCTAATACCACCAAACCCTCCATTTGTGCCATTAGTAAATGCAAGCTGAGAATAGAAACTATTTGATGCTGCTCTTAAATAAAGGTTACTTCTTGTTGCACCTGAACTTGTTAAAGTAGTTCCGTCATCGGATAACATACTATTACCGATTGTACTTGTGCCAGTAAATTTAGCGTGAGTGTTAGTTGTACCAGTTCCAGTTACTGGATTAGTTAAAGCGTTTTGCTTATTATTAAAAGTGTTCCAATCAGTAGAACTTAAGAAGCCATTTGTTGTTGAGTTCGCTTGGCTAATACTTAAAGTTCTATTTGCACTTAAATCACCTCCACCGCTTAAAGGAGCAGTTGTGCTAATTGTTCTTGTATTTTGAACATAACCACTTAAAGAAGGTATATCACTTGTTAAAGCTAATGTACCAGTTGCATCAGGTAAAAAATAGTTTTGTACGGATGTATTATTATTGACAAAAACACCACCAAACTTATTTGAACTTGCAAAATATAAATTGTTATCCTTATTGAATCCAATGTAGTTAGCACCACTAGAAGTCATACCAGTACCTGCTATATTCAGCAATATTGTGATAGCAGATGTGCCAGCTGTTGGTAGATATACACCTCCATCAGCATAAAGATTTGCAGAAAATGTTTTTTGACCTGATATTGTTTGTGTTGTTGCTAAAGTTACATAATCACTTAAAGCAGTTCCATAGTTAGGAATATTTAAAACTCCAGTTGTTGAGTTATAAGTTGCCGCACCACTTGTCCCAGTTGTTGTTAAACTAATTGCACCTCTTGATCTTGCATCTGTATAATAAAGGTTTGTTCCCTCTGTTACTTGAGTAGTTGTGTAATCGCCACTTTGAGCCGTAACCGCACCAGTTCTACCGAATACGCTTGTAACTGGATAGCTAATATCTGAAGTCAAAGCTAAAGTGCCAGATGCGTTTGGTAAAGTATAATTTCTATCTGCGGTATTCCCGCTTCCTATAAAAGTAGTTGTATAACTATGGTCATTTTTCCAAGCTAAATCTCCGTCAGTGTCAGCATATAAAGTTGAAGAACTTGCACTACCAGTTGGAGTTCCAGACTGATGCTTAAAATCAGCGTGTCCAGTTCCAGCAGTTCCGTTAATCTTAATTCCTCTTGCGTTTAGATCATAAGAACCTAAATCAACAGTTTGCGTAGCACCAGTATAAGGTACTAATCCGCTTAAGAAACTTGTTGTAGGAATTGTGTATCCACTTGACAAAGAAAGTGCTAAAGTACCGCTTGTAGTAATTGGAGAACCAGTTACACTTAAACCAGTTGGAACAGTCATTGCAACACTTGTTACAGTTCCACTTGAACCAGCTGATTTTTGCCATTGACTACCATTGTAAATAACCCAATCTCCAACCGCAAAAGTAATAGGACCAGCACCAAAGTTTACTGTACCAGCTACATTACAAATATATAAGTCTCCAATGTCTCCAGTTCCGTTTGCTAAAGTAGGAGTGTTAGTTGCTGCGTTCCAAGTTCCCAAATAAGTAACCACTGAAGCTGGAAGCTGACTCAAAGGCACTTTACCATTTGCATCAAGTGTCGCCACTCCGTTTGCCGTACCATAACCAACCGAAGAAACAACCCCAGCAGTTGCAGTTAATACACCGCCTAAATTTCTAACTTTTGCACCCGAACTTATTACTATTTGATTACTCATCTTAATTATTTTTATTGGAATAAAGCACGAACATACTCTCAATCTTCTAACACACGACTAAATGTAAGAACACCCGTTAAAGTATTCCATTTTACATCTTCATTAGTTGGAGTTCCACTTGTTAAAATATTTTGAACATCGATACCTCCTCTTGATACATATAGACAACTTTTGCCTATTAAGTTTGTGTATGTAAGAGTAGTTTCTCCACCTATTGCCGTAAAGCCTTCCGTATATATTGAGCCACCTAAAACCATAGTACCACTTGGACTAATATTTGTACCGCTTGTGCCATAAGGACCAGAACCTTGTAAACTAACTGAATAAGTAGCTATATCCTTATAAGGAGCGTTTATAGTCAAACTTGTTAAATTACAAGTACCGCTAATTATTACTAACCCATCCACTCCATTATCAATAGCAAACTTAGTTACTATACTTTGTCTTGATTGTTGCAAGTTTAAAAGGTATAAATAGTTATAACCATCTAAAGTTATTAATCCATCACAAGTTAAATTCCAACTTGCTATGTCGTTTCTATATTCACGATACCAAGCCGAACTTTGAGAAGTTACTTCTTTTTGATCCACATTAACCGCAAAAGATGCGTTGGTTGAACAAGCAAAAGGCACATCAACTGCCATAGTAGTTGTTACTTGTGCTGGTCTTGTCCCTTGTGTATAAAAGTCTATATCTCTTGCACCTACATTAGCCGCCCATACCTCAATAACTATTCTATCAGAACTATTTAAAACAGTTGTAGGGATTGTTACTGTATTTGTGTATTTGGTAACCGCAGTATCCGTTAAAACACTATTACCAGATGTTGCTATTGTTGTAAATGTTGTGCCATCGTACTTTTTTACAATAAAGTAAATAGCTGGATTATATTCTACGCTATATGTAATACCTGCGTAATATTGAAAAGTCCATGTTCCACCTACCAAACTTGTAACATTTGGAGTGTTTACATTAGTCATAAATCGAGCAATAATTCCACTATCTGCTCTTTGAAAATTGGCAGCACCTCCCGTACTTTGTACAGAACTTAACTGATAGTATGTATTAGTAGAATAAACTCCTTGTGAAGTTCCACCATTAAAGAAGAAAACTCCATTTGGATTATTCCAATAGAGCATTATATTTTTACCTATTACTTTGTCTGCCATATTACAAATTTAACCATAAATTTCTATTATCTGACCTACACCACTAATCTTAAACGCTGCAAAAGAAGTAGGACCAGTTGATATTTTCCACCACAATAAAGCACCATTAAACCCTAAAGTTAATTCTGGATTTGAATAGTAGAAGTCGCCAACACTTGGCACTCCTATCTCTAAATTGTTATAAACAACAAATGTAGTATAAGGAGCAGCGTAAGCCTCTTCACGAGTAAAGTAAGCCGTTGACCTTAAATGCCCGCTTCCCGCTATTTGACCATTCAAGTTATTATTAGAATAAGTTGTCGTCAATGTGGTAGCTATGTTTTCGTTGTTAATATCAAGTAAAGTACATTGTATTGTATCATTAAATAAATCAATAGTAGAATTACCTAAAATGTATTTTTTATTTGATACGCTTATTTGTGCTGGATCGGTATCAGTAGCCGTTAATCTCATTGCACCGCTAAATCTTCCGTTAGTTGTATTCATACCCATTAAAGAAGCATCTATATTGATTACATTCTTATTTAAACAGTTAGAATATTGCTTTACAATTAAATCGCTTAATGAAACATATAAATCTGTCGGATATTCGTAACGATACCATCCTCTTAATGTATCCCCAGAACTATTACTTAAAAAGCCTCTATATGAATAATATCCGTTATCATCTATGTTAAATCCTATTGGTAAATCTATCTCTAAAACATATTCCTCTGTATTGTTTATGTAGCTTTCAGTTAAGAAAGATGAAAAAGCTGGAGTAACTTCTAATTTAAAGTTTTGTGCTTCAACTTGTGCAACTGTTGACTTCCAATAGGTAGAAGTCGCATCAGCTAAAACTAACTCAAATGATAAATTTCCATTATTAGGTGCGGGTGGTAAATCCAATGAAAAATCAACTCTGTAATTTTCAGCGTCAAATGGATAGTAATAGTAGTTAGAGCCAGTTGTTTGCCATAACTTATTATTATCTAAATAATATGTCGAAGTTCCAGTATTTAACTCTATTCTTAAAATAAATAAAGCATCTGGACCACTTGCTGGAACTCCAATACCTGCAATATTAAATGTTATTTTTGCAGTATCATTAACCTTTAATCTTGGTAAACTATTTGGCTTTACGCTTACATCGTAAGGAGCAAGATTAGTATTGTCAATAATAAAAGAATTATATGTTTGATTTGGATAATTCTTTACATAAATTTCGCCGTCTGTTTCTCTCCTTTCAGTCCAACCATATGCATCTCCTTGAGTTGGACTTATAACAGTAAACTTTTTTAAATCCCAGTTTGTTATATAGTTGTTAGGATATTCAATTTCCTTTTGAAATCTTATCTTGTTGTAACCTTTTCTAAGTATTTTAACTTGACTATTATCTACAAAATATGAACCACTTGTATTTCCATTATAACCTTGTATTTGTGTTGTTAATGATTTAGTTCCACTTGCTACAACACTTCCAGATGTATTATACTCAGTAAAGTAATAGCTTGATTGTGCAAACTCTGTTAAAGGTACGATATACCATTTCCCTTGTGCTTGGAATACTCTACTACCAAATCCTCGTGCAATGTTAGTTATAACTTTTAAAGAACTATAAGGCTCTTGTTTATCATCTGTTATTGAAGCGTAGTTTAAGTAAGATTGTATTAATGGCTCGTGTTGTGTTCCGTTTCCTCTATTAAGCATACCAGAACTATAAAAACTTATTCCGCTTATCAAGTTTAAACTAAATCCAACACTACTTAGAGCAGTTTGTAAAAAACCCAAGCAATTATTTCTGTCAACTAATTGATAATTTGTTGGCAATGCATAAGGAATTTTTTCTAACATCCCTAAACCGTCAATAGCGTTAAAAGATAAATTCTTTCTACCAGTTGTGTAACTAAATTGTACATAGTCGCTTAATGCCCATCCTTGCCATTCTAAAGTTTCCCCATAGTACAACTTACACAAATATTTTCTATCATTTAGAGTTGTGAAGTCTGGCATATTAGCCAAATTATCTGTAACATCTAAAAGCACATTTAATTGACTTGCATAAATAGGCTCAAATATATCATCGCTCTTAGGCAAGTATTGTATTTGTATGCTTACTGCTGGATATTCAATTATTGCTCCAGAATAACCATCTTCAAGTAAATAAAGTGTCTCAATGCTACCGCTTTTGGTAGCCATTGTTATTTTATATTTATTAGCGTATGCCATTATACTCCTCTTCTAAGGTTTAAGTTATTGTTTGATCTTTGTAATGCCAAAACTAAATCACTTCCTTTAAGTACAAATTGTCCGCCATTTGAACCAGTTGAACTCATTGCACCTGCATTAAAAGAACTTGTTAAAAACCCACTTAATTTGCTTAATGGCATTACTGCCTCGCTTTCATTACCTTCTCCAACCATTGCTAATGTAGGTTTTGTTACAATACCTCCAGAAGCTAATCCTAAAAATCCTTTAAATAAATTCATAAAGCCTCCAGTTGTAGCATTTGCAGCCGCACTACCTCCACCACTAACTGCTGCAAAAATTGCTTGGAAAACTGCTGCTTTAATTGCTGCTGCTGCGATTTGTTTTGCTAAATCTATAAATAAATTACCTAACGCTTCGCCAATACTCATACCTTGTTCCATAGATGCCCAAAGATTCATAAATGCATTAGCAGTATAATTTGATAAAGTATCTGCTAATTTTAGATTTGCTTCTGTTTGTTCTTTAGTTAAAAGAATACTTGCAGTTCTAGCTTCGTTATCTTTTTGTGCATCTTTATAAAATGAACTTGCAGATTCACTTAATATTTTTGGAGTTTCAGCTTTTGGACTTACAAATGTATCTACATAT